CTCGGTTCTCGTGGATGGAGCCGTGGATGGCCACCCTGGCCGGCTCGGCGGAGCCCTCGGAGTCGACGCCGTCCCGGATGACCACGCCGCGGTGCCCGGGGAGCCTCCACCGGCGCTTGACCCAGTTGTGGCCGACCCCATAGGGGTTGCACGTGGCCCTGTATTTGCGCGGCACGGTCGGGTTGGACGACCGGCAGCAGCTCATCATCTTCCTGTAGGCGGCGTCATCTGGCCAGTTGGTCAGCTCCTCCCAGCCGATCCATGGGTACGCGTGACCGTGGAAGGACCAGTAGTCGTCCACTGTCCTGATGTGCCGCAGGAGGAGCTGCTCCCCGTCGGGGAAGGTCCAGGTCTTCTCGACCTTGTTGTACTCCGCGCCGTGCGCGATCTGCCGGAACCACTTCTGGCTCTTGGCGATGACGTCGGACAGCTCGGGGTGGGACCGCCGGAACAGGACGCCGCGCCAGTCGGGCCCGAGCCCGACGCCGACGTGCTGCAGGAAGTCCATGAGGAGCGCGTCCGTCTTGCCCGGGCCGCGCGTGCCCTCGTACAAGCACTCGAACACCGGGCATGACAGGAAGAGCCTCTGCGACCCTGGCTGCGGGGTCCAGATGACCCGCGCGCCCTCTGGTAGCTCGACGCCGCCCATCAGCGTCCCAGGGCGCGGCGCAGCTCACACTCCGCCACCGCCGCCACCTCCGACGGGTCGAAGACGTCGCCGTGATGCTTGCAGAGGTGCTCGGCCGCGGCGCCAGCCATCATGCCGGCGGCGCCGGCGAGCCGGGGCGCGTCGGGGATCGGGCCCCTGACGCGCCTTATCATCCCCGGCCTCGTGCGCGAGTGCACCATGACGGACAGCTCGCCGCCTGTGACCGACACCTCCACCCTGGCGTCCCTCCGCGACCCGACGCCATCCGTCGGGGCAACGTCGACGCGCACCCGGCCCCTACGGACCGTCCCGTCGCGGAGCATGACTTCGCCGCGCTCCTCGTCGGCCGTGGCCGCGTCCGCCAGCCGGACCCCGTCCAGCTCGACTGTGACCCGGCGTGGGTCCATCCAGTGCCTGAAGCCCGGGTCGCCCTTCCTAGCAGATACCCTCATCCAGTCGCCTCCTGCGTGCGAGCGGGCGTCACGTCGATGGCCTCGCCCTCTATGATCCCCGGGCCCACGAGCTCGCCGCGGTTCGCCCTGCCGGGCGCCTGCTGCGCGGCCGCGGCCGCCTCCCAGTCCGACTCTGGCGACTGCCCAGGGACGACCAGCACACCGCCCTTGAACCCTACGTCGACGTCGCGCCGCTCCCTATACTCCGGGCGCTTCGCCCTGAGCATCAGCTCGAGCAGCCGGTCCGAGTACTCTCTGACGTGCCCGACCAGCGCGCCCTGCTGGTACACGGGCCTGAGCACGCCGTCCACGGCGCGCTCCCTGGCCGCGGCCTCGAGGGCGTCGGCGGCGAACTCCACCGCCTCCTCCCACAGCCTCGCAAACTCTGGGTCAGACTTCCTCAGGGCGTACGCCGTCGACGACGGCCAGCCCGCGGCCGCCGCGGCCCTGCCGACGACGCCGTGCTGCGCCAGGTTCTGGATGAACACCGCCCTGCGCCTGTCGCCGACCACCTGCCGGGCGGTCAGCCTAGCGCCGACGGACATGGCCCTGCGCCGGACGGCCGGCGCCGGCGGGTCCTCGCCCTCCATGCGCAGCGCCTCGTCGCCGATCGCCTCGATGTCGGCCTCGTCGACCTCGTGCTCGTACATGGAGTTGCGGCTCGGCATGGCGCCGAGGATGCCGTGGCGCCGGGGGCACCGTGGGCCAGCGTGTGCGCCCCGCCGGGTGGGTGGGGGACTCTCCCGGCGGGGCCTTCGGACGGGCCTGGGGCTGGGGCCCTACGCCGCCTTCGGAGGCGTAGGCGGCGTCCCGAAGCGCCTGTCTGGGACGGCCATGCCGCCCCTCCTCAGCCGGCTGGCCACGGACGCGACGCTCCTGGCGGTCGTCCTGGCCCCGGCCAGCTCCTGCCTCACTCTTGAGGCTATCTCGTCGTAGGACAGCTCCCTGTGCGAGAGCAGCCCAGCTATCATCCCGGCGGTCTGGCCGCGCCCGACCGCCTCCTCCGCGGCCCTGGCCGCCCTAGCCTTTGCGGCCTTGGCCTCCCTGGCCTTCGCTGTCCTGTCTGCCTGACCCATGGACCTCACTCCTTCACACCGTGCGGCCCCCCTAGGACCCTACTATGGCACACTCTGGAGCCCGGGGTAGCCCCCCTGACGGTGCAAACCCCACAAATTTCCATCCGCGGCGCCCATATGGTGGGTGGGCACGTGGGACCCGGCGGCTTTTTGGAAAATACGGCTCCGGGGGGCCTACGGCGGGTCGGCACGTGGGGCCCGGCGACTTTTTTATTTTTTCGGAAATCAGCTTTTTGGAAAATACGGCTCCGGGGGGCCTACGGCACTCTGGAGAAACGTGGGGCCTGGCGACTTTTTTATTTTTTCGGAAATCGGCTTTTTGGAAAATACGGCTCCGGGGGACCTACGGCGGGTGGGCTGAGCCCAGGCAGGGGGGCGTACCACGTTTTGGAAGTGGGTTTTTATAATAACACATTACTACAATGTTGTAATATTTTGTGATTTTACTTTTAAAAAAAAAGTACTATATTAAAAAAATGAAAAATAAAAAAACAAAAACAAAAAACAAAAACAAAAACAAAAACAAAAACTAAAAGTGAAATAGAAAGTGTGCCTAAAACCACGCTAGAGAAAGGTGTGAGGTCATGCGATATGTGCAGGAGAAGGTCTACCCCAACTGGAGAGACAGGTCGACCGTCAGGATCAAGAGGTTCGACGACGAGGAGGAGAGGCAGCGGCACTACGTGCAGAAGTACGTCGAGAACGTGCGGAAGGTGCGCATGCTCGAGTACCTGGAGAAGAGGTACGGCGACGACACGTGCGAGAAGTGCCAGTGCGAGATAGAGATGAGGCGTGGCAGGGAGTCCATGCAGTACTGGTACGTCAGGATAGACGGCGCGCACGCCAGGATGCTCGTCGACGAGATGTCGAAGGTCAAGAAGGAGTGGGACGAGTTCCACAGGCACAACCCCGCGTGAGGAGACGCGCGGGGCCGTAAGGGACCAGACGGACGGCCGATCCACCGTGCCGGCCCAGAGGGGCCGGCACCGTCGAGGGGCCGTGCCCCGAGGGCAGGCGCGCCGGGCGCCGTAGGAGGTGGTGAGAATGGGCAAGGACGAGATGCTGCTGCGCGAGCTGGCGCTCGAGACGATCGAGGCGCTGCTGGACACCAACCCGAGGCTCGCCGCCGTCGAGCCGAGGTGCAGCGCCGTGGGCGGAGACGACCCGCGGCTCGAGGTGGAGCTCGACGGCGCCACGTACGTGGTGGACGTGTCGGTCCGCAGGGTCGGCGCCCCGACGAGGTGGGTCGACAGGCTGATGTAGGGGCGGGGCGGACGCCCGGCCGGAGGGCCGGACGTCCGCCCGGATGGCGCGCGCAGGGTCCGGAACCTGTGCGAGGCGCGCGCCATCCGGGCGGACGTGCCCGAGCAAGAAGGAGTGTAGGAACATGGGCAAGAGGACGGTGAGGGTGGAGGTGCTGCGGCACGTGGCCCACCAGGTGGATGTGCAGGCGGAGGAGGGCGAGGACCGCTGGAGCGAGCGCGTCCGGGGGGCCGCCTGCGACGCGGCGCTGCGCGGCCTCGGCTCCATGGAGACCACGGACGTCGAGGCCGTGGACTCGTGGTTCGTGGTGACGGACTCGACGCCGGTGGTCGTGGAGTCGTCCGACGGCGGGCCCGACGAGGAGACGGTGGGCGACTTCGCGGCGCAGCTGGACGCGGAGCAGCGCGGGGAGATGGAGCGCCGCCTGATGGACGAGGGCCGGTGGTTGGGGGAGGACCCGACGCACGGCACGTGGTGCGAGGTGCGGCTGGCCGGCTGACTGACCATGCCCGCCCTGCGGGACGGGCATGTGCGGGGAGCCGGGCCCCGGGGACATGGGCATGGGCCCATGCCCATTATGCAGTTCGCGGAGCCCGAGAAACGGGCTACTGTGGGGTGGTGAGGCGGAGCGGTCCGCCCGGAGAAGGAGAGTGCGGAACATGTCGACGACCAAGGAACGGCTCGCGGAGCTCAACGCCCTGCGCGCCAAGGCGGGGATGCCCGAGTTGGCCTCGTGGAAGTCCTCGCGGGAGAAGCTGGAGGCCTCGATCGCGGCCCTCGCGGGCGCGCAGGCCGAGGAGCCCGAGGCGCAGGCCGAGGAGCCCGAGGCGCAGGCCGAGGAGCCCGAGGCGCCGGCCGAGGAGCCCGAGGCGCCGGCCGAGGAGCCCGAGGCGCCGGCCGAGGAGCCCGAGGCGCCGGCCGAGGAGCCCGAGGCGCAGGCCGAGGAGCCCGAGGCGCAGGCCGAGGAGCCCGAGGCGCAGGCCGAGGAGCCCGAGGCGCCGGCCGAGAAGCCCGAGCGGGGCGCTATCGGGCGGCTCTGCATGGAGCTGCTCGAGACGGACATGTCCTACGCGGACATCGTCGCCTGCGTGAGGGGGCGGTACCCTGCTGCCCGCACCACGGCGCGCTCGCTCGCGAGCGTGGCGCTGGACATGCGGAAGGCCGGGGTGGCCGTGCCCGGCCGCAGGCCGCAGGCAAGCCCCTCGGAGATCGTCGTCTCGTGGTCGGCCGTCGACGGCGCCCACGGGCATCGGACCTTCCGGACGCTCAAGCGGGCGCGGACGTTCGCCCACGAGCGCGTGGGCGAGACGCCCGAGCTCGGGCAGACCTACGCGATCGCGGGCGACGGGGTGTGCAGGGTGACGGTCGAGGGCGCCACGCTGCGGGACCTGTTCCCCGCGGTGTGAGGCCGGACGGCGGGGGCGGCGACGCCCCCGCGCCCTGACCGAAGCCCGCGCATGGTGCGCGGGCTTCGAGGAGGGCGCGAGCCATGACGATTGAGGACAGAGACTGCAAGCTGTGCAACGGCACCGGGGTCAGGACGATCCTGGGGGAGACGCACGTGTGCAGGGCATGCGGTGGCTCCGGGCGGCGCCCGGCGCCGGACGAGGCGGGGCTGGAGGAGGCGTGCCGCGGGCGCGGCGGCCGGCTGCGGTCGACCAGGCCGAGGGACGATAGGGCCTACTACGTGTGGCGCATGGCCCGCGTTCGCGCCGGGGTGGACGAGCGGATACCCGTGCTGGCTGCATTGCTGGTGTACGGCGACCCGTTCAGGCCGGAGCTGGACGCGCTGGCCGAGAGGCTGGCCGTGGCCCATCTGGGTGGCGCGTGAGGCGCGCCGCGGGGGGCCGGTCCCCCCGCGCCCTGACCGATGCCCGCGCATGGGGCGCGGGCATCGAGGAGGGCGCTGAGATGGGCGTCGAGGTGCAGTTCAACACGGAGTCTGGCCGCTGGCTGGCCCTGTCCGACCACGGGGCGGACCGGGCGGCCGCGAGGGAGGAGGCCCGCAGGATGCGCGCGAAGCACCCCTCGCTGCGCTGGAGGGTGTGGCCGGACGACCCGCTCGTCCGGCTCGTGGACGAGCTGGACGAGCTGGAGGACTGGCTCGCCCTGCCGGGGAACGAGGGGCTGCGGGCCGCCGGCGGCGGCGCGGGCGAGATGCTCGCGTCGCTGGCGCAGGACGCGCTCCTGGGCGCGGCGGCGCCGCAGATGCTCGCGCAGGCCGAGTGGCTGCAGGCATTCCTGGCCCGCTGGCAGGAGGCGGAGCAGGCGGGCTGACCGCCCATCGCGCGCCGGCGAGAAGGCCCGCTGCGGGTGGTCCACTCTGGGACGCAGTCCCCCTCTGGCTGACCGGCTGGCGGCGCATCGCGCCGCAATTGGGCGCTCCGGAGGTCGGACACGTCGGACCCAGAGACGACCAATGGCCGCCCCCGGGGCACTCTGGGTCCGACCTGTCTGACCTCTGTCTGACCTTAAAAGCCCTAGGTCGGACAGATTTTATGTAGTAATATCATATACTTAGACCACTGGGTCCGACCTGTCTGACCTTAAAGCACTAAGTCGGTAATGTGCGCGTACGTGCACGCACGCACACACACACACACGCACACATGTGTATCGTCCGGAGGTCAGACGGTCGGACCCAGTGGTGTAAGTATATGAAATATAAGGCAAAAAGGTCGTCTGACCTACTTTTACAAGGTCAGACGAGGTCGGACCCAGAGTGACCCGGAGAACTCTGGGTCCGACCTGTCCGACCTAGAGTGCGCCGAATTGCGGCAGTCATCGCCGCAATCTGAGCAACTCTAGGTCGGACAGGTCAGACGGCAAGCGAACTCCGCCGCAATTCGGCGCACTCTAGGTCGGACAGGTCAGACGGCAGGTGAACTCCGCCGCAATCTGAGCGACTCTAGGTCGGACAGGTCGGACGTAGGCCGGACAGGTCGGACGGCGCCGCAGTCTGGCCCAGAATTTGGGCCAGGATGGACGCCCGGGGATGGTCCCCAGGCCGAGAGGAGGAGGACTGGTCATGCGTGGTGGTTCTATGAGCAAGAGGCTGACGGCCTACCGAGAGGAGGACTGGAGATGAACGCGAGGGACATATGCGACAGGTGGGTCGCCCGCATAGGGCACGGCTTCCACCCCGACACGCGGGCGTGCGAGTACGACCCGCCCCTCCCGCCGGCCTGGCGGGAGGAGTACGACAGGGACATGGACGCGCTGCTGGCGGTCGGCGTGGTCCGCTATGCCGCGGCGATCGCGGCCTACGCGGACTGGTACGCTGCGCGGCAGGGCTGGCCCTCGCCGGGCGCGAGGCCGGCCCCGTCCGGCCGCAGGCTCCACTGAGGGGCGGCCCGTGGCCCGGTCCCTATCGCTGGCCGACTTCGTCCGCGCGACCGCGGACGGCAGGCTGTTCGCCGTTGGCTTCATCAGGCGGGCCGACGGCGCGGTGAGGAGGATGGTGTGCCGGCGGGGCGTGACTGCCGGCGCCACGGGGAAGGGCATGGCCTACGACCCGTGGGCGCGCGGGCTGGTGCCCGTCTACGACGTGGCGGCGCGGGGCTTCCGCTGCTTCCCGCTGGACGGACTCCTGTGGGCCAACTTCGGCGGGCGGCGGTACGTCGTCTCCCGCGGGAGGCTGAGGCCCGCGACGGCACGGTCGCCGCCTGATGCCCGCATAGGATTTTTGCGGTGTGCGCCGACGGCTCGGCGGCGTATGCTTGGAATGTAGGCTGGACCGAGCCTTCTGGACGGACCCTGAGGGGCCCGCGACAACGGTGGGGGTGTGCAGATGAGCAGTGCGGTCAAGGACGCGATAGTGGACTACCTGGCGGTGAGGCCCGATGCGGACAACGAGGAGGTCGCCGCCCACGTGAGGGCGACGGTCCCCGGCGCCCAGACCACGGGCGCGAGCGTGTCGTCGGTCAAGTCGCACCTGAGGCGCGAGGGGCACGAGCTGCCCCGCGCCCGGTATGGTGGGTCGGTGGACGGGTCCCCGTCCCCATCCCCGCTGGCCTCCTTCCTCGGAGGGCAGCGCTACGGCGTGGACGCCCTGCCCGAGTTCGACCCCGATGAGACGCTCGAGCAGGCGATGGAGCGGATCAACATCCGCTACGACGCGATGGAGCGCATGGCGAGGCGCCTGGTGCAGGGCAGCATGCCGAGCCTGATAGTCTCGGGCCCGCCGGGCCTGGGCAAGTCCTACACGGTGCGGCGGGCGCTCGCCGAGCGCTGGCCCGAGGGGCCCGAGTCGTTCGACGACGAGGGCAACCCCTCGCTGCACTACGACGTCATCAGCGGGAGCGTGTCGGCGGTCGGCCTGTACCAGGCGCTGTGGCGCACCCGCAACGGCGGCGTCCTGATGCTGGACGACCTGGACGAGGTGTTCAGGGACGAGGTGGCGCTGAACCTGCTCAAGGGCGCGCTGGACTCGGGGCCCGTGCGCTCGATAAGCTGGCGCAAGGAGGCCCGCTGGCTCGAGGAGCTGGGCATCCCGGACCGCTTCGAGTTCCGCGGGCACGTGGTCTTCCTGACCAACCTGGACTTCGAGGTGGCCATCCGGTCGGGCAAGCGCGACTCGGAGCACCTCAAGGCCCTGGTCGACCGCTCGATGTACCTGTGCCTTACGCTCAGGACCCGGCGTGACTTCATGATACGCATCCGGCAGGTGTCCGAGGGCCCCGAGGGCATGCTCGCCGCCCAGTTCGGGTGCTCGCCCGAGGAGGCCGAGGAGGTGCTGTCCTTCGTGGCGGACAACCAGACCCGCTTCTACAACCTGAGCCTGCGCCTGGTCGGCCAGGCGGCGCTCGCCTATAAGGCCGACCCGGACAGCTGGCGCAAGGACATCGAGGCGGCTAAGATGAGGACCCTGTCATGAGGAGGATCCTCGCGAACATCGAGCCCTCGGCCTTCAGGCCGGGGGAGTACATCGGGTGGGCCGGGGACGACGGCGCGGTCTTCAGGATCACGCGCGACCCAGGCACTAGCATGTGGACGGCCGTCGAGCGCGACGCCCCTCTCGCGTGCCCTCGTCGCCTGGCCGTGAGGCGGAGGCTGGACGACGTGGCGGGGTGGCTCGCCGCCGTCGGGAGGCTGACGGCGTGAGGTACGCCGTCCGCCTGGAGTGCACTGTTGGGGAGGACCCTTGCGATGTCGTCAGGAGTTGGGATGCGGGGCTCGAGCCGGTCGGCGCTCGTGTTGCTTGTGTGGGCTGGCCTGAGGGCCTCGGCTGGGCACTGTGGGACGTCGAGGCGGTCGCCTCGGCCCCGGCTGCGGAGCCTGCTGCCGAGGTTCTCGGCCTCGACCAGGTCATGGGGTGAGTCGCTCACCCTGCTGCTGGCGTACGCCTTCGGCGCCCTGTACTGGTACGCGGCCCTGCGGCCGCTGCTCGGGCCGCCACTGGCGCTCGCCGCCTGGGCCTTCGGGCTGGTGCTCCGGTGAGTGCGCCCCTGACCTATGTGAGCGCGTTGGCGCTCACCCTGCGGGAGCTGCTAGACGACTCCGGCTGGGAGGAGGGCGAGGACCTGGACCTCATAGAGGACGGGCACGGTAACGTGGCCAGGTTCGAGGAGCTGGACGACGGCCACATCAGGTTGACCGTGGAGGACGGCGACGACGTCTCGGAGCTGCTCGACCATGTGCCGTTCCACTTAGAGGGGCCCGAGGACCGGTCCCCCTCGGATGGCGGACTATCCGCGCGCCGCAGACGTTAGGGCCGCTTACGTTTGGCCATGGCCGTGATACCATGGCCATGATACCAGGGCTATGGAACATTGGAGAGGAGTGATGGCGATGGACCGCCGGGATGTGGAGGCCCGTGTGGCCTCTGGGGCGATGGAGCCCGAGGATGGCGCGCGCGAGCTGTTGGGCCTGTTCGGCCTGCGCCCCGGGCGGGGAGACGAGGAGCGACTGGCCGGATACCTGAGGGACCGGCTCGACCACCACGGCTCGACCACCACGGCTCGACCACCACGGCTCGACCACCACGGCTCGACCACCACGGCGCGGCGTGCGGCAGGCACAGCGCTACAGGACTGAGCTAGAGAGGAGGACTGGACATGGGTGAGGCAGAGACGGAGGCGGGCCCGAAGTACCCGCACATTACAGTCAGACTGTCCAACACGGACGGCAATGCGTTCTCGATCATGGGCACGGTGGCCCGGGCCCTGAGGGCCGCCAGGGTACCGCCGGACGAGGTCCGGCGGTTCTACGACGAGGCGACGGCCGGCGACTACGACGCGCTGCTGCGGACCTGCATGCGCTGGGTTAGCGTGGAGTGATGGAGGGGGACATGGCATTTGGCAGGCCGACGCACTACTTCCTGGCGTTTCAGGACGGGGTCGGCGACACGTACTCGGTGATGGTGGAGGGCTGCAGCAGGCAGGGGTGCGTGGAGCACGCCAGGCGCCTCCGCCTGGTCCCGGACGGGGCCTACTGCACGGCGCAGGCGCTCATCGCGCCGCACGGCAGCTCGCCGGCGGACCTGCCGTGCGACGTCCTGATGCGCCGCGACCGGTACGGCTTCCTGGTCCCGGTCGAACGGTGCACGTACCCCAACTGCGGGTGCCCCGTATCCTTCCCAGAGGGCCACAGGCCCTCGGTCGAGACGGAGTGCCCGCGCTATGCCGCGGTCACGGCCCCGATTGTGCGCACGGCATACGGCCTGCGCGGCGGCGGTCGCTGGGAGGAGCCAAAGTGATGGCCGACAATCTAGAAGCCCTGCGGCGCACTCTCGTTCACGCCGCAGCCAGCTTTGACCGCGCAAACGAGGAACGCTCCAAACGTTCCAAGCGCGGCCATTACAATCCCTATGCGCTGGCACAATACCTCGTACGAATCGACGAGGCGTTGGATCAAATTGCCAACGGCGCGACGCTGCGCGCGGCCTTGCTTGATTGCTTCAATGATCGTCTGTGCGACCATCTCTTGAAAGCAGTCGGCGAACCGTCCGCCACAGAGCGCTGACCGCATAGGAGAGACCTGCGGCGCCTCCGCACCCCCGGGCGCCGCTGCCCCAGACCCGTTGGCCCCTCAGGCCAGCGGGTCGAACTCGTCTGCGACCGCGGCAGGGTCGGAGTCGTCCACGTCGGTCGCCCCCTCCTCTCCCCACTCCAGCGCGCCGCCCACCTGCTCCTCCAGGATGCGCCTGCAGTCGGCCACGGAGGGCAGGTCGTAGCCGTACACGCGGCCGTCCTCCCCCAGCCACTGCCCCAGGTCTGCGGCCCTGTCCTTGGGGGCCCTGAACCTGACGTGCCGCGCCGTCGGGACCCTCCGCCTTATCCTCTCGCCGAGCGACGTCATGACCGACCGCTTGGTCGCCCGGCGGTCGCCGGCCGCATGCAGGTAGTCGGTGAGCGACTGGTGCAGGTCGTGCGACATGAAGCGCGCGGGCCCGGTGCGCCACGACCCGGCGGCCGCAGGCATCCCGTCCCCGATCGACCCCATGACCAGGCAGTGGTACCACCACTGGTCAAGGAAGTCCATGCTAGCGACCTTCTGCTTGGCCAGGGCCATGGTCCTCGGCACGGCGGACCGGGGGCTGAAGCCCTCGAGGTCCATCGTCTTGAGGTCCCACAGCAGGGCCTGCAGGCCGCCGTCCTCCAGCTGGTCGTTGAGCTCCCTGAAGAACCTGTGGTTACCCTGGAACCTCGGGTCCACCTCGAACACAGCGAAGCGCCTCTCGTCGTCGAGGGACGCCGGGACCACCCAGGCCTCGTTCGAGGCCATCATGACGTGGAGCATGTTCCGCACGTTCACGACGTCGCGCCCCTTGGCCTCGATGGCCAGGGTCTCCTCGGTCACCAGGCGCTTGAGCTCGCCCTCGGCCCTCTTGTCCCCGGCCCACATCGCCTCGTCCGCGAACAGGAAGATGCAGTCGCGCAGGTGGGCGTTGAAGTGGTTCGTGAAGTGGTGCTGGTTGCTTATCTGCATCCCGTGCTTGCCGCACAGGCGCGCCAGCGCGCGGCCCCACGTGCCCTTGCCCGTGCCCTTGCCGCCGCGGAACACGACGGCCACCTCGGCGGGCCTGTCGGGGACCTGGACCATGTTCGCCGCCCACTTGAGGCAGTACTCGAAGCAGTCGTCCCGGCCTGCGCACAGCCCCTCGTGGAGGAGGCGGCGCAGCAGCGACCAGTCCCCCTTCTTCGGCTGCACGGCCCAGTCCGTCCAGAGGTTCAGCAGGCGCTTGTTCCTGAAGCGGCCGGCGGGGTCGAACACCACGCCCTCGTAGGACTGGCGGTTGCCCCACCCGAGCCACCTGGCGGCGACCTGCTCTGTCTTCCGCTTCCCCTCGTCGCCACTCTCGCACTTCTTCGTCTCGTAGTAGTCGAGGAAGTCCCTGCGGCGGTAGCTCTCCCACCGCATGCGCGGCTTGCCGTCGGCGCCCGGGATGGTCCAGACCGTGTCCTCGACCTGGCGCATGACCCTGAAGGACCCGTCGTCCATGACCGCGCAGAAGCCCTGGCGGTTGAACCACTCGAGCGCCTCGCTGACCGAGGAGTTGCCCTCGGGGATGCTGCGCAGCAGCTCCTCCAGGTCGTCCGAGCCCGAGGGCTCCTCGTAGTCCGGGAAGTCGGCCTCCGGGGGCACGCGGTCGACCTCGCGCACCCAGGCGCGGCCCACGTCCCCGGTGGCGGCGACCAGCTTGAACAGGTGGCGCCATGTGATGTTGCGGGTGCCGTCCGAGTGGAGGCTGTCCCAGCGCCGCCCGACGATCCCCGTCTGGCCGGCGTACTCGGGGTCCGTGGCGCACCACGCCAGGAACTCCGCGCGGCCCTCGCCGGCGGTCGCGTGGTGGCAGGCCATCATCAGCTGGAGCCAGCTCTCGTGGCGCCCCTTGCCAAACTGCTCGGCGTCCAGGAAGGACAGCGCCTCCTCGAGGGCCTCTGGCCGGTCGCGCAGCTTCCCGGCGGACGCGCCGGCCATGCGGCCCGGCCGCTTGGCCACCTCTATGAGCGCGTGCGGCGCCAGGGGGGCGGCGGACAGCGGCTCGCCCAGCGGGTCGAGCAGGTAGGGCCGCCCCGTGTCGGGGTGCACCGAGCCGGCGGCCACCACCTGGCGGCCTAGGCTCTTGAACTCCACGCCCTGGTAGGCCTCGAGGCTGTCGCGGAGCGCAACGTCGGGCGGCTTGCGCATGTAGATGTGCTGGCCGCCGGAGCCCGTCTCGACCCGCGGCGCCGCGCTGAGGTCGAGGGACAGGTCCGCCTGCAGGCGCCTGAGGGGGTCGTCGCCCTCGGCGAAGTTGCGCAGGTCGACGTCGATGACGAGGTCCACGTCGCGCAGGCGCACGCCGACGTTGTGCCCCTCCTCGGACATGAGCTGCCTGGCCTCGGCCGCGGACAGGGCCGGCGAGCGGCGCCAGCCGGAGGACAGGGGCGCCTTGCCGACCCGGCGCCCCTTGGCGTCGACGTCGTCCGGGCGGTGCAGGGGTATGAGCTCCATGCCGCCGTAGGCCTCGAGCTCGTCGGGCCTGAAGTCCCAGCGCTTAGCCGGCATTGAGGTCGTCCCCGCTGTTTCAGTTAGGGCAGGCCGGTGGGTCGTAGTCGTTGGTGTCCCACCTCAGCCCGCACGTGGAGCAGAAGCTCGAGTCGCCGGACACCACCACGACGCACTCCTGCCGCCTGGGCGCCAGGTCGACCTGCGTCCTGGCCGTGGCCCTCAGGTGCGCCAGGGCGATCCGTATGACGTCGGACAGCGTGACCGTGGCGTAGGGCGGACGGGCGGTGCGCAGGTAGGCCTCGTGCTCCGCGTACTCTATGAGGTCCGGCGGGAGCCGGCACGTGATCTGCCTGCGCTCCTTCGGGGGGCGGACGACGCCGCGCTGGTATAGCCCTGAGTTGTCAAGCCTGCGCCCCCTTCGCTCCACGGTCGACTCCTATAGCGCGGCCCGGCCGCGTGCAGCAGCCGGCGTGCGCTCCCCTAGACTACGCGATGCGCAATGCGCAATGCGCCAGCTTTTTGGAAGCGCTGGTCCATGGGTCCCATCCGGCGCGTCATCTATGGGGCCTCAGCAAGACCAGGAGGGGTAGTTGCCCACGATCGAGAAGAACTTGGAGCGGATCGCCGACGCCCTCGAGGCGCTGTCTATGTTCGCCAAGACCGCGTACCTCGCGCCCGCCGTCGCCGCCGTCCAGCCGGCGTCCGCCCCGCAGGAGGAGCTGCTGCCGGTCACGACGACAAGGCCGGAGCCGCCCAAGGCCGAGAAGCCCGAGCAGCCGAAGGCCGATAAGCCCAAGCAGGCCGAGCCCGAGAAGCCCAAGCAGGCCGAGCCCGAGAAGCCCAAGCAGGCCGAGGGCCCGCACATCACGAAGGACGAGCTGCGCAAGGCGCTCCAGTCCTTCCGCGAGATCGAGGGGACCCCCGCCATGCTCGACGTCCTCAAGAGGCACGGGGCGTCCAACATCAACGAGCTGCCCATCGAGAGCTACGCCTCGGTCCTCAAGGCGGTCCAGTAGTGTCCGACCACGGTGAGCGGGCGCACGCGAGGCTGTCGGCGTCCGGGTCGAAGCGCTGGATCAGGTGCCCCGGCTCGCCGCGCCTCGTGGAGTCGCTGCCGGCGGTCCTGAGGCGTGGGAGCTCCCGTGCCGCCAACCTGGGCACCGCTGCCCACGTGCTGATCGAGGAGTGCGTCAGGCTGCGCCTGGCGGACTCCCGGTCCTTCCGCGGCGCCTACATCACGCTCGACGGCCGCATACTGCGCAAGCCCGCCGACCCTGAGCAGGGCTTCGAGGTCGACGACGCCATGATGGCGGGCGTCGACGTCATGCTCGACGTCGTGTGGGCCGAGGGCCGCAGGCTCGGCGCGGCCGCGGAGCTGCGCAGCGAGTGCAAGTTCGATCTGTCGTGGCTGCGCCCGAACATGTTCGGCACGGGCGACATCGTCTGGAGCCTGTTTCTCGAGGAGCTGGTCGTCATCGACTACAAGAATGGCGGGGGCGTGGTAGTCGAGGTGGCCGAGCCAGGCCCCGACGGCGTCCTCCACGGCAACCCACAGCTGCTGTACTACGCGCTGGGCGTTGCCGCCCTCTATGACTTCACCCACGAGCGCGTGAAGCTGATCCTCGTGCAGCCGAACGCGCCCCACGAGGACGGCTCGGTCCGCGTCTACATGTGCACCATGGCCGAGTTGCTCGAGTTCAGGGACCATCTGGCCGAGGCGGTCGACCGCGTGCTCGAGGCCGACGGCGAGTTCCCGGGCGAGGCCACCCCGGAGTGGTCGGCGCGGTGGCTCAGCGCCGGCGACCACTGCGCGTCGTCGTTCTGCGACGCCGTGGCCGTGTGCCCCTCACTGAGGGACCTCGCGCAGGAGGCTGCCGGGGCGGACTTCGATGACGAGCCTCCCGGGCGACTGCTGACAGACCGCCACGTGGCTGACCTGGCGAGGTCGCTCAGGTGGGTGCCGGTGCTCGACGCCCGCAACCGAGCGATAGAGGCCATGGCCCTCCGCCTCGCCATGCAGGGCGTCAGGCTGGACGGCTTCAAGCTGGTCCGCAAGCGCAGCGTGCGCCGCTGGGAGGCCTCCCCCGAGGTCGTGGCGGCGCGGCTCCGGGCCGTCGGGCTGACCGACGGCCAGTTCATGGCTCCGCCGAAGCTGCTGTCGCCCGCGAAGGTGGAGAAGCTCGGCAAGGACGCGCGCAAGCTGGTCAACGGCCACAGGCTGACCGCCGACGGGACCTGGCAGGTGGAGCCCCTGGCCCACAAGCCGCCTGGCGGGCTGACACTCGCCCCGAGGGACGACCCGCGCGACGAGGCGACGGTCGACCCAGCCGCGGACTTCGACGACGGCGACGAGGGCGACGAGGACTAGGACACGACGGCTCCACGCGGCGCCCCGAGGGGGCACCGTGGGAGGACCGCGCGGCGGATGCTTGCCGGGCGGCCGCACTACCAACCGGCAGACAGAGGAGATTGCTGCCATGGCCAAGGATATGAAGAAGCTGCTCACGCCCGTGTTCCGGGTGTCGTTCCCCTCGGTGTTCGAGGCGTCCAGCTATGAGGGCGGCGTGCCCAAGTTCAGCGTGAGCGCCGTCTGGGAGCCTGCGCGGTTCACGGACAAGGAGAAGGTCCTCTGGAAGGCAATGTACGACCTCGCGGACGAGGTCTGCATGGCCAAATTCAAGAAGAAGGCGGGCTCGCTCCCGGCGAACTTCAAGCGCGGCTTCCGCGACGGTGAGGAGAAGGCCGACCTCACGGGCTACGGCCCCGGCAAGGTCTTCGCGGCGCTGTCCAGCAAGATGCGCCCGGGCGTCATCGGCCTCGACAGGGCGCCGATCACGGACCCCGACGAGTTCTACCCCGGCTGCTATGCGCGGGCTACGATCACGTGCTACGCGTATGATAACGTGGGCAAGGGCTACGCGTTCGGCCTCAACAACCTGCAGAAGATCAGGGACGGCGAGCGTCTCGACTCCAAGACCGACCCCGAGGAGGACTTCGGCGAGGCCGAGGTCGACTCCGCCTGGCTCGACGACCCGCTGGCCTGACCGGCCGCGAAAAGGGTTTCCTGCTGGGGCCACTAGCCCAGGTCCGTGAAGCCGGACCATCCTGCGACCCGCCAAGGCCGGGTAGGATTGTGACAGCAACAGCTACGGGTGTGCCGGTTCGATCCCGTTGCACGCTCCAGCAGGAAGCATCTACCCCAAGCATTGGTGCCTCGGCGCTCCGCGTCGGGGCATCTTCCATTCTAGGCACCCTAGAGAGGGGACAGCCGAGGAGAGAGGCCATCATGGGCAAGAGGTACGAGAGCCGCGAGATAGAGGGGATCATGGTGGAGTGGGAGGTCCGCCCGACCATCGGCGACGCGCTGGAGGAGCTGCGCGAGGCCGTTAGGCCGTTCGGCGCGAGGCTCACGATCGAGCGCGAGAAGCACGTCCGCGTCGAGGGCCTGGTGCCGCCCTGCGCCATCGAGCAGGTACTGGCAGAGTTCGGTAAGCGGGTGAGGCAGGCGCGCCCCAAACAGCCGCGTGACAGCGAGAAGACCGCCAGGGCCCTCAACAGCGCGTTCGAATACGTCCCCGTGCGCTTCAGCAAGGAGCTATCGGCGGAGGAGCTGGCACTGGTTGGCACCCACCACCGTCCGCCCGAGGCCAAGCAGCTGCTGGATCACAAGGGCGTCGACACCATCGTCCTGCTGGTGCGCGAGCCGGGCAACACGTTCGACGGCAACGCCGTCATGGCGTACGCCTGGAGGGCGGCCTGCCTCGGCCAGAGCGGGGCCTGGGTGCACGTGGGCTACATCCAGGCCGAACACGCCGCCGCGCTGGCCAACGAGTGGCCCAAGGAGGGCGAGGACGACCTCGCCGTGGTGGCCCGCATCGCCGTGAAGCCGCTGAGCTGGGACGGGCGCCGAGGGGGCAACAACATCCGCCTGCGCGTGGGCCTGGGCGGGCGACGGTTCCATAACGGACTTTGACGGCATCGACGAGGGTCCCCCTCTGGGCATGCTTCCCGTACGCGCGAGGCCTCCCGGAGAGGGTCACCACAACATGAGCAAGCTGAACCTGGCCATGGCGGTCGCCTTGACCGCAGCGGCCCTGGCCCTGCCGTCGGCCTCCGAGGCCGACGACCAGAATTTTACCTTCACGAAGTGCATCGTCGGCACGTCGTCGACGAGATGCCTGCGTGCAGGCTCCTACCAGCACGTCCAGGTGCAGGACGTCGACTCCTCGAACTCGATCGCCTGCTCCTGGGGCTCGACGCCGGTCCTGAATGACGGGCTGTCCATCCAGATGGCTGCGAGCCAGTCAGCGCTGTGGGGGCCCGCCACCCGCGGCGTCCCCCACGCCGACCTCAACTGCATCGCCTCCGGCGCCAACACCCAGATGTATGTGGAGTTCAACTGATGCGTCCGATCATCAGGCCGCGAGCGGCGCTCCTGCGCGGCGTGGCCCTGCTGGCCGCGCTATCGGTCGTCGACCCCTCGTGGTCGCAGATCGGGCCCCCTCCGGGGCACGGCGGCGGAGGAGGGACCCCGGGCGGCTCCAACGGGCAGGTCCAGTACAACAACGCCGGGTCGTTCGGCGGCCTAAGCAGGTCCGGCCCCGGCACGACCATCGGCACCACCGCGGGCTCGCTGACGACCGGCCATTGCGTATCCATCGACGCAAGCGGCAACCTTGTCGACTCCGGCGGGGCCTGCTCCGGAGGGGTGAGCTCGATCACGACGACATGCCCCGCGGGCGGTCCCCTGACGGGCGCTGTCACGGTTTCGACCGCAATAACCCCTAACGCGCAGACGGGCACGACATACACGATCTCGGCGAGCGATTGCGGCAAGCTCATCACTCTTTCAAACGCGAGCTCGATCGCTGTCACGCTTCCGCAAGCAGGGACGACCGGATTCGGTTCGGGCTTTTTCGTCGCGTCGATCCAAAATCTAGGCGCAGGAACGGCGACAATCACGCCGACAACGTCACAGATCAACAAGGCGGCCACCCTCGTTCTTCTGGCGGGGCAGAGCGCAGGCATTGTTTCGGACGGGACTAACTATTTCGCTCAGACGGGCGTTTCCTCGCCTCCCGGCGGTACAAACGGACAAATCCAGTACAACAACGCTGGCGTGTTGGGCGGTGTTGCGACCGTGGGAACCGGAACCTCAGTTGTCAAAGCTACGGCGCTTTCCAACTCAAGCGGCACAACCCTTGCGACAACCACAGGCTCGCTGGCCTCGAACGATTGCGTCAAGATCGACGCCAACGGAAACCTCGTCGACAGCGGCGCGGGTTGCGGGGGCACGCCCGGCGGCTCCAGCGGCCAGTTGCAGTACAACAACTCGGGCAGCTTCGGCGGCTACAACAGGTCGGGCACCGGGACGACGATCGCCTCGACCACGGGCTCGCTGACGACCGGCGACTGCGTGAAGATCGACGCCAGTGGGAACCTCGTCGACTCCGGCGCGGGCTGCGGCGGAACCGGCTCGCCGGGCGGCTCGAGCGGCCAGATCCAGTTCAACAACGCCGGATCGTTCGGCGGCTATCCGACGAGCGGCAACGGGACCACGGTTGCGACCGCGAGCGGCACGCTGACGTCCGGCGACTGCGCGAAGTTCGACGCCAATGGGAACGTCGTGGACGCGGGAGCATGCACGACGCCATATTGGGCAGCTTACGTGGCCGGACGGTACTATCCCTCTTTCCCTTATGCGACCATTGCCGCCACGGCATTGGCCACTGCCTCCCGCATGGAGTGCGCCCCATTTCGCCTCACGCAGGCGATCCACATCAGCGAGATAGATACTTACATCAGCACCGTCGGAACGACAAACTCCGCAATGGCGATTTATAGCGCAGGGACGGCTCCCGACGCCACAACCGGCATATGGCAGCCCGAGGGGGCTCCGCTCGCCTCCAGCGGCGCGCTCGCGAACACGAGCACCGGCGTCCTTTCATACACCTTCACGGCGATCGCCCTACCGCCCGGAGTTTACTTTTTCTGTACCAACAGCGGTGACAGCAGCGTTAAGTTCTATGGCCCAAATTTGAGTGTTCCTCAAGCATCGGCGATAATGGGCGCTAGTACTGCCTCTTACGCTCTACTTGCAGGTAGTTTGTTTGTTGGCCTCTACTACGCGAGCGTCACTACGGGAACGTGGCCGACCTTCTCCACGGGGACGACGTTTACGGACGAGAACTCGTCTAAGGTCGCTGCATTCACCTTCAAAGTTTCGAGCGTCCCATGATCTCGCACATGCTAGCTCTCATAGTCATGATCGCGGGCGTTCCGAGCCTAGCTGCGGCACAGGCCGTTCGTGCCGGTGTCGTCTCGCCCACGCCGTCGTGGCGGCGGCTTCCTCGAGATTACGGAGTTTGGCCCATGAGGCTGATCGGCGCGCTCGCGCTTTTCCTCGGCATCCAGTCCGCCCATGCGTATGATTATGCCCAGCTATCGCTCGGCTCGATGGGCGTCGCGACTATTCCCGGCCAAGTAACGTCTGTCGAGATAAATGGCCCGATTACAGGCAATAGCCTGTCTACGTCATATCTAGACGGATGGACCGCGACAATCACGCTTGCCCAGATGGCCACAGGCGGAACGTTTAACGGAGTCTATCAGGGATACTTCTCGAACGGCGGACTAAGCGCCGATACTACAACGCCCATGGTCACATTTAACGTGACAAGGCCATGCTACAATTCGAGCCTTTCCGTCACGAATTGCTCCAAAAAGGTCTATGGGACGGTTCCTGTAAGATACCCATTTCCGGCCTCATATGGAGGCACGGGCGGGACCGTGGCCTGGCAGCAGTGGGCCGCGGGGTCGTCCGCCAATCTTGTTATTGCGCTTTCTGACTATATTGAGCCGGGCGACGTCGTTACGATGGACGCACTACCGGCATTTTACACAGACAGTTCTGCGGTCTCAAATCTGGCCGTTACGGGCTTCCCCGTTACTAACCTCTCTGGCGGGGGGTACTTCGCGAACACTTACAATGGTGCAGGCGAAACGTACCCCGTAGGGCGATGGCTGACGGAGCCGGGCCAGCGATGGGCGTCGGGAGGTTCTTTCACGACTGCATTTGTCGCCGCGCATCGATTCCCGCTGAACGGCGCTACCGTCAAGGCGGTTCAATTCGTCGCGAAGGATACGGCAGGGCACTCGGTTTCTCACACTGCTACATCGCAGGGGATATGGACGGGCCAACTCGTCGCCCATTGCTCGGCGACGCAGGGGTCGAATGTCCTCACCTCATGCGACAGCACGGCGCATTTCTTCGCCGGCGATCGGCTGACGGTCGTCCCCAACAATTCCCTGAACTCGGTGCTGATTGAGCTAAACGCCAGCCCTATTTTAATTTCTGACACATCAAATTCGATGACGGTCGGACAGAGCCAGTTTACCGCAAGCCTAAGTTCTGGCGCGGCCACGCTCAATATCAGCGCCTTTTCGGCTACCGACGCGACCACCGGCCTGCCTATTCAAGCTGGCGTCTGGCTCGGGGAATGGATCAACGGGCCGGGCCTTCCCTCCGGCGGCGTGCAGATCACGGCGTTTCCATCCGGAGCATGCACGCACTCAGCCGGGTCATGCGCCACGACGGGCATTTATACGATATCCGCCAACGCCACGGCAAATGAGACCTCGCAGTCTTATACGGACGTCGCAGGAGCTTCGGATAGCGTTTCGGTCTATGCCGGGCAGCCGGTTTATGATTACGAGGCCACCTTTTCCTCGTCCGACCAGGCCTCGCTGAATCAAGGGCCAATCGCGGTTGAGGCGATTGTCTATCCCAACTATGGCACAGCGACTCTCGACACGCAGAATGCTTTCGGCGGCCCAGTCTCGACGACATGCAAAGTCCACACATCCGTCACGCAATGGCTTTTAACCGATTGCGGATCTGTTGCCGGGTTCCATTTCGGCCAGCACGTCAATGTGACTGGTTTCGGATCGACTGATCCCGTAGACAGCCGGCCGAACGGCGACGCCTATGTCTACTATGAGCCGACCGACCCAAACGTAACCAGCAATTGCCCCAGCGGACATACCCCTTGCTTGGCGCTCGACATCAACGCTGGCTCTCAATGGTCCGTCTCGGATGGCTCGATAGTCACGGTTGCAATTGGGACCGCGGCGAGCTCCGTAACGGCCAACCTTCGTAATTTGCAGGCCTACAACGACGTAAATGGAACCTATACTAACGGGGCGGTTTGTGCCTGGGTTGACGGCTCGGGGGCCGGAACGCCTACCGTGCAGCAGGGATCGAACTGCTCCACCTATCCGGGCTCGTCGATCGCCTATGCGAGCATCAAGGCGGCCGCAGACGCACTCAAGACGTACAACAATTCTAACTCCACCCCGACGCACAACGATGCCTGCGGGGCAACAATCTATGTTGTTTCGAGCATTACTCGTGGTTCCGAGTCTGGCATGGGCTCGGGTGGCGATGTTCCCCGCCCGTCTTCGTGTTTCGTCCCCCTAACCATTCGGGGGGCCAGCGGAGGGACAATCGGAACTCCGGTAACGATTACCGCAAATGCCACTGCCACAAATAATTCATGGGGCTATAACACCGCAATAACTGACTTGGTCGTTTCGTCTGGGTCTGGATATTCCGTTGATGTGGAGAGCGATAATACGACCAGCTCGGGCACCACTGCGCCCGCCGGGCCTCCCGAGATGAAGTCGCTCCACATTTACCGTTATGATACTTTGCAAATCAACGGTACTTGCCCGTATATGATTTATGAAACGGCTCTCGCTAGGTTCGAGGGGGTAATGTACGATGGCAGGGCGTGCACTGGAGGAATTACAGCAACTCCAAACACATCTTACACGCAATCGTTTGAGCAATACGAAAGCACGATTTATGGTAAACCGGGAGGTAAAGTTGAGCTACACTCGTCTATAGGCGATTTTTATTATGGGCTTGGGATGCAGCTTAACGCGCAGGGTACAACTCCACACGCCTCAGTCGATCATGGAGTGTTTATCGCGTTTGATAAGGTAACAAAAAGCTGCTGCGCAACCCCGAATGGCTTTTATGTCAATACAGGTCCAGGCCCGACTGCGCTCCCGATCACGGCCATGATGGACTGGGCTGTTATTCAGTCGATCGTCGAGGATTACGGGCCGACTACCGGCGCGGCTGCGTTTAATGTGTACGCAGAGAACAATATAAGCCCTATCCATAATGGACTGATTGTCAACTCAATGGTTTGGGGGAATCGATCGATTACAGACTACCAGGAAGTCGGATCAATTGTCGATGAGGCGACGCTGTTCAAGATCTATACGGTAGATGCCTTTATCGGCCATAAGATTGACACTTATTCCGGCGGGGATGGGACTACTGAATATGGCCTGCAAGGCAATCCCACACCAACCGTAACCGGAAACACGGGATGCGCGGGAACGCTCGACGGGACGCTCATCAGCTTTCAGACTCCGACTGGCAATCCGCCAGCAACGAAGACCGGCGTTACTCAGACCGGCACGCTGCATTTCAGTGGCGGATCTTATACGCTCTCCCTCACTACGTACACTGTCGACGGCGTCGCACAGCCGAACGGGATCGGCTACTCGACCTCCTCGATCTCGACTGGCGCGATTGGGGGCGACGCCGGGTGCACGCCGACGTTTACCTATACCGGAGTGCTGCTTGGCCACGGATCGCGGACGGGCGCATGGCAGCCGGTTTTCGGCGTCGGATCAATCGGCCAGACGACCACTTGCGGGAGCTGCACCAGCCAAAATCCGTACCCCGCTCCCATGTCATGGATGGGCGAATATATCGGCCGGGCGGGCACGCCATTCACGCTTGGATCTCAGAATTGGGGATATTGGGCAGAGGCTACAAGCGGGCTAGGCAACGTCGATGTTTTTGACGACAACACGTCGAACGTTAATGATATTGCCGGAACATCCGTAGGCGGCGGCGATGGAACGGGCCTTGTTGGGTTTTATCACACTACCGTTACGGGCTTTGCCAATCGAACGCCCGCCAATATGGCAGCCTTTCCTGGTGACCTCTACGCCCGCCCGCGCGCGGGGGACGGAACGGGGTGCGCGGGAATTGCTGAGTGCGCGACAATCGCCAACATGGCCTCCTTGCCTAATGGCTGCATCTATGGAGCATCGGGAGATCAATGCCCCGGCAGCGGGCCATATGGAACATTCCAGGATGTGACATTTTTCGCCAATTCTGGCGGTACGGCGGGCGATGCTGCGCAGTCTGGGCAGACCTATGTCGTGGCGTCGGTTTCGGCCCAAATCACGGCTGGCGGCGAATTGACGCTGGATTCTGGCAGTCTGGGACTGGGAGCTGCTGTAGGGCTTACGATCGAGGATGATTTTACCCACATTCCGGGCGGGGTTTATCTATCCAGTTGTTTGGACGGGACGCCGTCAACAACATGCCAGCACTGGCAGTTGTCGCAGACCACATTTACCACGCCGCACGAGACAATGTGGCTTGTTGCCAGGCCAAACAACAGCTATTGCGGCGTAGATTACAAGTGTGGCGTCCGCAGCAATGTCACGCTGGTCGACCCCGCCACGATCACCAATCTTAAACCATCTTCGGCCTGTCTCGCCAATCTAGACACGGAATGGGCTACTGGCGGTTCCGATTGCCGGGCCCAGCCTTGCACGATCGGCAGCCAGTTCTGCATTTCATCAGGAACTTATGCCGGATATCAGGCATGCGTTTATTTCGATCCGAAGTCGAATGCGGACGCCGCGCAAACGCAGGGATACGGCGTCCCTAAATACTATTTCCAGAATGTCGGAGCATTTTATCCCAGCACAGCCGTTGGGCCGCATTTTGGTGGCCTTAACAATGGGCTTGGGTACAATGATGGTAGCGGCTACGGAGGAGCAAGCGGCACGGCTTCCCCGATTATTCTCTGCTATGACCCAGCCGCAGAAACGGTTGATATTTCCAATCTAGAGCTTGCGGCTACGGGCGGCCATGCTGCGACGCAGGTCTTCGGCTACGTCAACACGGGCTCAGTCGCGTCATATAAAGTCCACGACAATCACTTTGTTATGGACGCCGAGAACTCAAACTATGCGACGCAAGCTAGCATCAATGCGGCGGGGGGCTCTCCATTTAATTTCTCGGCTGGGGGGTCGTCCCTTCCAGCGGGGCGCGAAATGTTTGAGTGGAACACAGTTGATCTTAAGGCGACAGATCCGTGCTGCAATTCGGCTGGCGCCGGCAATCAGGGCGACACAGTAACAACTCAGCAGGCAGCAGCCAACATATCTCCCGTATCGCTCGCCTCTGGATTTTCTGACGCGGCTGATGATCCCGGCATATTGATCGATCACAATGCGCTCCTGAATAATCAGGCGCACGTCTACGGCAATTCTCCTGGCTCATATAACTATGTTAAGGCATCTGTTACGGCGACTGCTGCGTCAACGACTCTAACCGGCTTCCCTGGATCTTCAACTACGACCGATTCCGGAGGCCCGCTCGTTGCGATTACTAACACGGGCGCTAACAATCTCTATTACTCGTTGACAGGGACGGCCACTGTCGGAGTCAATACTGTTACACCCGGCCAGACGGTGCAAGTCGGATCGGGGGGCGCCTCGTCCATCTCGGCTATCGCGGACACAGGCAACACGACGACGCTGCTCGTCGAGCATTGGACGACCACCACTTTCGCGGCCAACTTCGTCAAGGGAATGCATTATCGCTCGCCGAACGGTCACGGCGAGGATTCAAGTTCTCCCGCGGCGTCCTCGCATCGCCTATACAACATCGAATACGCCGAGGCGACGCAGGCCAGCACGCTGCAGGCTATCTATCACTTTAATCCAGGCGTGGCTGTCGGGCCGATCACCAATATCGGAAACGTTCTGATAACCAACCGCATCGGCGGCGGCGGCACGTTTACAGATTCTACGGTTTCGGAATCGATAGGCGTAACGGTCGGCAGCGGCGGCCTCCTGACAATCAACTCGATCGCCAACAATACAATGCCAGGATACGGAGCGAATTTAATCGGGCCAGGAATCAGCCTAAACAACACTGGCAGCAGTTTGTGGAAGCTTGTTTCAGGAGCGGGCGTCGGATCGACTTGGCGCTATGATACGGGGAATGCCATTAACTGGAACAGCAACACATATAACACGGCTTCTTGGCCTTCTGGAAATACAACAAGCGAGCGCGTGAGCCTCATAAACAACGATGGTGACATTTGCTTGCGAAATACAACCACAGTTGCAGGCCATTATTATCCGGCAGCATCAACTGAATTTGCAAGCGTTAGCGTGACAACTGGCGACTCCTCGATTACACTCGCAAATCAGGACAAGAACGGATTCCATAAGCATACATTCTGGAACACAGGGTCTCAAACTATCTACTACGCTTTCGATGGCGCGGCGGTGAGTGGAACAAATCCTATCACTTCCAATTCTTCGGTAGAATTGGACGGGACCGGATACACTACGATCCACTTTACGACGGCGTCGGGTAGCTCGACTGCATGGGATTATGGTTTCCAGGCTGATACGCAAGGTTATGCCGTTGCTGCTGGGACAGGGACGCTTACAGGGACGGAATGTTATTCCGGAGACTCGGCGCAGACGGCAGGGTCGGCGCTCCACTTTGCGTCTGCCTCAGGATCATCCTCGCATGGCGGCAACATAGCAGGCCTTGCAACGGGCTATGTCGTGGCAGCATCCGCGGGAGCCATGAGCATCGACGTCGGAGGCCAGCAAATGCAGATGGCTCCACTTGCTGTCAATGTCGCAGGCTTCTACAACGAGGGCGTCGGTCGTTACAACTCGACCGATTCACCTTACATGAGCAATCCAACGGCCGGATTCGTTTCTACGGATGGCAATCTTAACGGCAATATGGTTGCCGAATGGAACGCAAATTTCTATCGTCCGATCTACAACATGGGTAATTGGTACGATCAAACGGGGGTTGCGGCAAACCAAGTTTGGTCTTCGGCGGGGGCGGTCTGCGTCAATAATCTCGGGGGATCATCGTCGGCTGTGTTCAGCGGCAACGCCAGCATGACCTATTCCGCCGGGGCCAATCCCGGTCCCCTGACGCCCGCCGGCGCGTCTCAAGACCCGCTGTCGAATACGTGGTCAACGAACATCGGAACGGGCTGCTTATGAGCCAGAAGAAGGAAGCGATGATGGATAACTACCTGCGGTCGCTGAGCTATGAGGATGTCACGCAACTCTTGTGGGGACTAAAGGCGCGGGGACGGCGTTCGGTCTGGGATTGGGTGATCTGCGCAATCGAAACCGAACTTGTGCGCCGCGCGGAGGGGCCTCAGGTGTCCAATAAGATGCTTCCGCCCAGTGGATCGAGCTGCTGACGGCCAAGAAATTGCCGCGCGGCGACGCCCGCCCTCGCGTGGCCCCTCGATCCGTTCGTGGGCGGGCGATTTTAATAATCGAGGAATGGGAATATGTCTGTAGGCTCGATCGCGCTAGCGCCTGTTGTCCAAAGCCTGTCACCACTAATTGAGGCCGCCGTTATGGCGACGGTCAGCGGGTGCGTCTCTCTCGCCGCGCTGGCGGTCAAGCGATGGACTGGCGTGCAAATCCAGCAGGCGGCGCTCGATGAAGTGAGGACTGAAGCGCAGACGATGGCCCACAAGGCGATCGCCGAGGCCGAGGACAATCTCGCGACCGCGAAGATTACCATCAGCTCGCCGCTCGTCAAGGACGCGGCCGACAACATCATAAATCGCCTCCCGAAGGTTCTTGAAGCCGCTGGGGTCACGCCAGCCCGGGTCGAAGACATGGTGCATGGGGCCCTAGGCGCCGCTCAGGCGGCCATGACAAGGACTGCACCGGCGCCCACGGCCTCGGTGCCTGCAGCCTCGGCGCCCACGGTCTCGGTGCCTGCAGCCTCGGCGCCCACGGCCTCGGCGCCCACGGCGGCTCCCAACAAGGCCTCATAAGGCCAAGGCAAAAAGAAGCGCAATTGCGGCCCACCAGCCGGCGCGGGCGCGATCATCACGCGGACCAAACCGCCGGCCCAAATCGAGGAGAAACCAACCATGAGATTCGCCTACATTTGCGGGGCCGGGCTGTCGCTCGCACTATGCGGTCAGACGTCTAGCTGCAATGAAGCAGTCGCCGTTCAGACGGCGTGCACGGTCGTTGAGGCGGCCGCCGTCACGCCTTCGATCAAGCTCAACACCAACCAGCAGGCGACCTTGAACGCGGCGCTCGCCGCTTGCAAGGCGACGCAAGACGGGACGTCCTTGACCGCCCAGGCCGACACGGTCGCGATCCTCTCGGCTGCGGCCCTGATCCAACCCATGCTCTCTGGCGTCAAGATTAGCGCGCTCATGCCCGAGGAGGCGGCTAGGATCAAGGAGATGCAAATCAGCATGGAAGCGCTCCAGAAGATGGCGCGCGACGCAGGCCTCGTCCGGCCGTGATCCTGGGCCGCGCGCCGCGCACGAAAAGGATGGCCATGGTCTGACCGCTGAGCTGAGGGCGCTGGTCCTATTCGGGTGTGCCTGTCACTCGCTAGGAAGCAGGGCCGACTACGACAGGGCGCTGAAGGTGCACGGCTACGCACACTCGGACGACCCGGTCCACTGAACACTCCGCCGGGGTCATGACACGGCGGAGGACAGGCCGACGGCGGTGACGCGGGGGTAGTGGCCCGCCACTTTGGCGCAAGCCGGGGTGTTGCACAGAGCACGTGCGCCGTGGTCGGCTGCTCCTCTTTTGATGGCGCTCGGCGTAGTCCAAGCATCGCATAGTTGGAGCGTAACCCTGGAGACCCCGAGATGAAACGCCCCCCGATGTCACTGCACAGGGCCGTCGGCATGCTGCAGTGGGCCGCCGCCGAGATACCAGAGACCGACCTCGCCGACGCCATGGGCCGGGTCGTCGGAGCCCTCCGAGCCTGCCTCATCACCGGCATAGTCCTAGGCGCCACCAGCCTCGCCGTCGGCGCCTGGCTGCTGTCCCTCCTGCACCAGGTCATGCCGCAGTGAGGGCCCTGGCGCTGCTGCTTCTGCTCCTGGCGCTCGCCGGGTGCGCACCGGCCCCCTCGTCGCTCTGCGCAGGCATGACGATCTGCTTCAACTAGGGAGGTCCGCATGGTCAGGCGGCTCACGTTCCTATCCCACTTCATGATGTGCGTCGGGGTCGGCGTCGCCGCCTTCCTGCTGACCGTCCTCGGCGTCCCGCAGAGGGTGTGGCTCGAGGACCAGTCCATGTGCACCAGCCTCATCGCCCTGCTGCTGCTGTTCGCCATGGTCAGGCTCGGCGCCGTGGCATGGCACGCCGACACCCCCGACCTCCACAGCCTCTGCCGCGCCGACGCCTCCGTCGGCCACCTGCTCGAGCGGCTCTGCGTGATGGCAGGCTTCATCGGCACGGCCGTCGGCCTGTCCATGCAGGCCAAGGCACTCGCCGCAGGCTCCACGAGCTTCGTCGCCCTGTCCACCTCGCTCTTCACGACCGCCACGGGCGGCGTCGCCGCGGCCCTGATCGCGGTCATGACCTACAACGCTGAGGCCGGCATGCGGAGGCCCTCGCGGTGACCGACCGCTCGCCCATCTGGATCGGCCTAGCCGACCTACTGCTCTGCGTCGTCTCGGTCGTCATAGTGGCGGTCAACCCACACGCCCGGTCCGATGCCGTGCCGCAGAAGGCGGAGTACCTGCTGACGAGCGACTGGTCCGTCGACGTCGACGCGGACGTGGACGTCTGGCTCGTGCCGCCGTCCAAGAAGCCCGTCATGTTCGCGTCCCGGGACGGGGGTTGCGCCAAGCTGGACTCCGACACCCGGGGCTTCATGGACTCCATCATCCACCTGGCCGACGGCTCCACGGTGAAGGTCCTTACCAACAAGGAGACCGTGAGCCTGCGCTGCATAGAGCCGGGCAGGTACGACCTGGCGGTAAACCTGTATGCCTACCGCACGGACGGCCAGTCCGCCGAGGGCAAGCACGGGCTGAGCCTGCCGGTGGAGGTCGAGGTCATCGGGGTCAATCCCAGCGTGCACACGGTCTACCAGCATAGGGTCGTGCTCGACCACGTCGGGGACACAGTGAACGTCGTGAGCTTCGACCTCGCGCCGGACGGCTCCCTGCGCCTGGTCGACCCGCCGCTGCGGCCCGTCACCGACGACTACCTCTCCAACGGCTCGCTGAGGGCGCACCGGCCATGATGACCCACGCATCCGCCCTGACCATGGCCCTAGGTGGCTTCCTCGGCGCCGGAGCCACTATGGCAGGCCTGACGTTCCGCCGCTCGGCCGCGCCCACCTGGGTCAGGATGGCCCTGCCCCTGCAGCTCGCCGCCTGCGCCTGCGCCGTGCCGATGACGCTGTGGCACCTCATGGGCTACCCGGCAGCCGTGCGGCTGTCGGACCTGCCGGAGCGCGCCGAGCTCGTGGCGTTCTTCCCGCTCGACGACGCCGACAACGGACTGGTCGACCTGTGGCTGTCCGCGGACGGTGCCCCGCCGCGCTCCTACGAGGTGCGCGCCGACAGGCCGACCCGGGAGATGCTCAGGCAGGCCCAGCTGAACGCGTCCATGGGCAGGCCAACGCGGGTCGCCAGGAGGGACGTGACCGTCATCCACAGCGGGCTGTTCTGGAAGTACCTCACCGAGGAGACCTCGTCGGTGGTCCTGGACGATGCCGTGCGGCCGGCACTGCCGCCGAAGTAGAGGAGCAAAGAGCATGCGCGTCAGGTTCGCCCACAGCACGGCGTTGGCACTGGCCCTGTGCGGCGCCATCGCGCACGCCGGTGAGGGGCCTTCCCCCTGCATCAGCCTGTCGGACATGGAGAAGCAGGTGAAGGAGTCGAACGGCTCCAGGCACATGATCGAGCTCACCCACGACCAGTGGGAGTTCCTGCGCGGCATCTACGCCATGAACCCGACGACGCCGCCCGGCCTGCCACCAGGCGACAGGGCCGTGCTGCTCGAGGCCGACGGCGAGCCGGACGCCTCGAGGGTCATGTTCGTCGACGGCGACCAGATGTGCTATCCGATGGGGGCCCCGAAGAAGCTCGTCGACATGCTCTACGACATCGGCTCCGGCGCCGTGACGCACGAGGGCAAGGAAACCTGATGGGGATCATGCGATGACCGGCCGGCCGCGCGACGACAGGCTGCGCAGGGAGCTGCTGTCACTGGTGAAGATGGGCGTGCGCCGGTCGCGCACCTGCGCGCGCAGGATCGGGCGGCCGCTGCCCAGGACCTCCACGCTGCTGGCCGAGCTGGCCGCCGAGGGGCTGCTGTTGCGGCGGCGCCAGGACGAGTGTGACTCTCCCGGCAGGCCTGAGTATGTGTACAGCCTGACGGCGGCAGGCGAGCTGAGCCTGGACGGGTTGCTGTAGATGACAGAGGCATGAGCCGTGACCACGTCATAGCCGCGCTAATAGGGATAGCCATCGGCTTCGGGGTCCCATACCTAATCACGGCATACCTCGGCTACTACGGGGTCCCATACCTAATCACGGCATACCTCGGCTACTAGGACCGGAGTGCCCTAGAGAGAGAGCTTTGATGGTCGCCCCTCGGACGGCCCCGGGCTACCATCGGTGCCGATGAACGCTCCACGCATAACCATAGACTTCGAGACGCGGTCCGCCCAGTCGATAGACGTGGGTGCCTGGCTGTACGCGCAGCACCCCACAACCGAGGTGCTGTGCCTGGCATACCGGCTGCCCGACGGGACACGGGGCCTGTGGAGGCCTGCCTTCCCGCACCTCGGCATCGTTGGCGACCCGGCCCCGGCAGACCTGCTCGGCGCCATCGCCGACGGCCTCCTCGTCGAGGCCCACAACCGGTTCTTCGAGTACTGCATCTGGCGGTTCATCATGGGGCCGCGCTACAGCTGGCCGGCCGTGGGGCACGGGCAGTGGCGGTGCTCCGCGGCCAAGGCCGCCTACTATGGCCTGCCCCGGTCACTAGACGGGGCGGTCAGGGCCCTCGGCCTTCCCATAGAGAAGGACATGGAGGGCAACCGCCTCATGAAGCGCATGAGCAAGCCCCGCAAGCCGACCAAGGAGGAGCGGGCGAAGATGCTCGCCTCCGGCGAGGGGGACCGGCTGCTGTGGCACGAGAGCCCGGCCCTGCTCGAGCGCCTGTGGGACTACTGCCGGACCGACGTGGACGCTGAGCACTGCTTCAGCGAGTCCCTGCCCGACCTGCCGGAGTCCGAGCTGCGCATCTGGCAGATGGACCAGGACATGAACGAGCGCGGTATGCGCTGCGACCTTGGCATGGTCCGGTCCGCCATGCGCATGCGCGACCGCGAGGTCCGCGCCATGAACGCCGAGCTGGCCGACATAATGGGCCTCCCCGAGGAGGAGCGCGGGGAGTTCTCCGCCACCAGGCGCGAGGCGGTGCGCTCGTGGATATGCGAGCAGGGCGTCGAGCTGCCCGACACGCAGGCGCTCACCCTGGACAAGTTCGCGGCGCGCGGCGGCATGCGGCCGGACGTCGCGGCGGCCCTGTCCATACTGCGCGAGGTCAACCGGACGTCCACGGCCAAGTACGACGCCATGCTGGAGCGGGCCGACCCGGCGGACGGCAGGCTGCGCGACCTCATGATGTACCACGGCGCGGGCACTGGCCGGTGGGCCGGCAAGGGCGTCCAGCCACACAACTTCCCGCGCGGCGCCGTCAAGGACATGGAGGCCGCATGCAGGCTGATAGTCG